TTCATTTACACCAACAGCTGTAATACCTTCAGCATCATTTGAAGATACACAAACATTAACAAATTCTAGTGTTTCTCCAGTTACTTATAATGTTAAAGGATTTTTAGGATTTAAATTTTTAGAAAAAAATGCAGATAATGAAGCTTACTTAGAACCTATTCCAACTACTTTAGAAAATAACGTAGCAGGTGCATTTAATGTAGAAAATCATTTTGGTCATCCAAGTTCTAGTTTATGGTCAGGATCATTAAGTGCTTCTATATCAACTAACCCTAATACAGGACCACTTGCTAGCCAGTTAAAATTCTCAGTACCATTCCAAGGTGGAGATGATGGTATAGCACCATGGATAGTTAAATTTACAGGAGCAGAAAGTACATTAGCTGCAAATTATACAAATGCAACAGCAGGTACAGCTAATTTATTTGGATTTGATGTTAGTGGTACAACAGCTGCTGGATATACAGGGTATAAAAAGGCGATAGATATACTATCTAACCAAGATGAGTATGATATAAACATGTTAGCATTACCTGGAGTAATAAAAAGTATACATTCAAGTATTACTAATGCAGCAATAGATATGGTTGAAGAAAGAGGAGATTGTTTTTATGTAATGGATTTAAGTATAGCAACTTCTACTATAAACCAAACAGTACAAGATGCTGATGGTTTAGACACTAACTACGCTGCTGTTTATTATCCTTGGGTTAAAGTATTAGACTCAGCACAAAATAAACCAATATTAGTCCCACCATCAGTGATAGTTCCAGGAGCTATAGCAGCTTCAGATGCAATTGCTGCTGAATGGTTTGCACCAGCAGGTTTAAATAGAGGAATATTAGGAAATGTACTTGAAGCAAAAATAAGATTAAACCAAGCAGAAAGAGACACTTTATATGATGCAAAAATTAACCCAATAGCAACATTCCCACAAACAGGAGTTTGTATTTGGGGTCAGAAAACATTACAAGAAAGATCTACTGCTCTTAATAGAATTAATGTTAGAAGATTATTAATAGCTCTTAAGAAATTTATTGCAAGTTCTTCTAGATACTTAGTATTTGAACAAAATACTATAGCTACTAGAAATAGATTCTTAAACATAGTAAATCCATATTTAGAATCAGTACAACAAAGACAAGGATTATTTGCTTTTAGAGTACAAATGGATGAAGGTAATAATACGCCAGAAGTTATTGATAGAAATCAATTAGTAGGAGCTATATTTTTACAACCTACTAAGACAGCAGAATTTATAATCCTAGACTTTAACGTCTTACCAACAGGTGCTACATTTGATACTGGTGGAGGAGGCGCAGGAGGTGGAGGAGCTGCCGGTGGCGGTGGAGGAGGTGGCGGAGGCTACTAAAAAGTTTAAAAACATTATATTTATAATAGAACAATTAAAAAATAAATAAAAGATGGCAATATTAAATACAAATGAAATGATGTTCACTGCATTTGAACCTAAAATGCAAAATAGGTTTGTAATGTATATAGACGGAATTCCAGCATTTTTAGTAAAAAAAGTTGGTAGACCTAATATTCAGTTTGGTGACGTAACATTAGATCATATCAATATGAAAAGAAAACTTAAAGGAAAAGCTGATTGGCAAGATATTACAGCTGAATTATATGATCCAGTTACTCCTTCAGGTGCACAATCAGTAATGGAATGGGTAAGATTATCACATGAATCAGTTACAGGTAGAGATGGTTATTCAGATTTCTATAAAAAAGATATTAGATTTAATGCCTTAGGTCCTGTAGGTGATGTTGTAGAAGAATGGATTTGTAAAGGAGCTTATTGTAAACAAGCTAATTTTGGAGAAATGGATTGGGCCGCAGGTGAAACACCAGCAAATATAAGTATAACTATTAGAATGGATTACGCTATCTTAAATTACTAATAATAAATATTTTTTAAAAAAAAGCGCCTATTTTGGCGCTTTTCTTTATTTTAAATATATGTATATCTGAAATAGTTTTAATAAATAAATATTGTTATGGAAGAACACAAACAAACATTCCCCTCAGAAGAAGTTACTTTACCCTCAAAGGGTTTACTTTATCCTAAAGATCATCCTCTTGCAAAAGGAACATGTGAAATAAAATACATGACTGCTAGAGAAGAAGACATATTAACAAATCAAAACTTAATTAAAAATGGTACTGTAATAGATAAATTACTAAAATCTTTAATAGTTACTAAATTTAATTATGATGATTTATTAATAGGAGATAAAAACGCAATATTAGTAGCAGCTAGAATTCTTGGGTATGGTAATGAATATACATTTAAATATTTAGAACAAGAAGTAACAGTAGATTTAGGTGAGATAAAAGATAAAGAATTAGATGAATCTTTAATTATAAATAAAGATAACCCTAATGAATTTGAATTTACCTTACCTTATGCTAAAAAAACAATCACATTTAAATTTCTTACACATGGAGATGATGAAAAAGTTTTAAACGAAATAAAAGGTTTAGAAAAAATTTCAAAATTAACTAATGTAGCATCTACTACTAGATGGAAATATATAATTACATCTGTAGATGGTGATTATACTAAAAAAACAGTAAGAGATTTTGTTGAACAAAATTTTTTAGCTAGAGATTCAAGAGCATTAAGAACTTATATAAATTCCATTCAACCCGACATTGACTTAAAAGTTGATTTAACATTACAGGATGGTTCGCTACAGGAGGGTGTATCGTTGCCCATTGGGGTTAACTTTTTTTGGCCTGACGCCGACATATCGTAATATATTATTTGGTCAAATTCATGATTTAGTATTCCATGGAAATGGAGGATTTAACCATAGTGAAGTATATAATATGCCTACTTGGCTAAGGATATTTCATATTAAAAAAATCAATGAATTTAATGAAAAACAACAAGATGAAATAGATAAAGCAAAAGGAAACTCAAAAATAGGAGATAAAAAAATACATAGACCAAATATCTCACCATCTTCTACTTATAATTTTTAAAGACATCATAGATGCCTTTATTTTTTCTATATTTATAATAAAACATTAGTTTTTAGATGGCCGAAGATAAAAAAAATTTATTTGAAGATTTAGAAAACTTAAGAAAAGCTGCTGGTTTAGAAACACAACAAGTTAGTGCTTCTCAAGAAAGACTAAATATAGTTAGAGAAATAGCAAAAGAAGCTAAAAAAAATCAAGATTCATTAGATTCCCAAAATAGAGAACTACGTGAAATAAAAGATATTGAAAACGATATCTTAAAAGCTAAAGTACTAAAAGAAGCAGCAGAAAAAGCACAGTTCGGACCATTAGCTAGAAACAAAGACTTAGCAAATAAAATCTTACAAGATAAAGAAAAAGAATTAAATTCAACTGTAAGAGTAAATAATGCATTAGGAACTTCAAGTAAATTACTAAATGGAATAAATGAGATAGGAAAAAAAGTAGGCTTAAATTTAGATGGAGTTGGTAAAAGATATAAAGATGCAATTCAAGATTTAGAAGAACAAGGTAAACTACAAGACGGTATTACAGGTAAATTGCAAGGTACAAAAGCCATGTTTGGGGCAATAGGGTCTGAAATAACATCTAATATGTTTTCACTTGAGGCTTTATTAGCTATAGCTTTTGATTTTTCTAGTCAAATAAAAGCAATAAGACAAAATTTAGCTTTAAGCTATGGGGAGGCACAAAAACTAAGAGCAGAATTTACAGCAGTTGCTGCTGCATCTGGAGATGCTTTCGTAAATACTGATAGATTACAAAAAGCATTCTTTTCCTTATCAGAACAATTTGGTGTAGGAGGTACATCTTTAATAAGTACATTTCCTGAAGTAGTAACACAATCTGCTATTTTGCAAGAAAAAATGGGGTTATCTGCTGAAGCTACAGCTAATTTTGCAAAATCATCTATAGTAACAGGTAAAAGTTTAGAAAAAATTAAATTAGATTCTATAGGTGCTGTTAAAGCAGCAGAAAAAGAAACAGGAGCTAGATTAAACATAAAATCTGTATTAGAAGCTACAGGTAGAGTTACGGGACAGATAAGAGCACAATTAGCTGCAAACCCAGAAGCTATAGCAAAAGCAGTAGCAGTAGCTAAACAATTTGGGATGGAATTAGAACAAGTTGCTAAAGCAGGAGAATCATTACTTAATTTCGAACAAAGTATAGAAAAAGAATTAGAAGCAGAACTATTATTAGGAAAACAATTAAATTTAGAAAGAGCAAGATTAGCAGCCCTAACAGGTGATTACGAAACATTAACTAAAGAAATAAATAAAAATGTAGGTGATTTTAGTGATTTCACAAAATTAAATGTATTACAACAAAAAGCTTTAGCATCAGCTGTAGGGTTAACAGTTGATGAATTATCAGACCAATTATTACAAAAAGAAAATTTAAAACAATTAGCTGAAGAGGCAAGAGCAGCAGGTAATGAAGAATTAGCACAACAGTTAGAAGCAAGAGATGCTCAAGATAAATTTAATGATGCTGTTATGAAATTAAAAGGATTATTTGTTGATATTGTAGGGGGACCTTTATCAGCTTTTATAGATGGTATAGCTAGTTTAATGACTATAGTAGGTCCTATTGCACAAGCAGTAGGTTATGTATTTGAAAGTATGGCAAAATTAGCAACATTAGATTTTTCAAATATGAGTATTTTACAAGGAATAGTAGGAGCTATAGCATTAAGTACTCTCGCTATATTAACTTATGAAAAAATAACCAGAGGGATAAGAATAGCAAATGTAGTACTTCAAAGACAATTAAATGTTTTAAAAATGAGAGAATTTGTTTTAAGTGTAAGAACAGCTGCAGTAGGAATGATAAATTTAATGAGATCTGTAGGTACTATGGTAGCAAAAGCTTTTGTAGCAGGAGCATCAGCACCTTTTCCTCTTAATATAATATTAATGTTTGCTTTAGCAGCTATAGCAGGTGCTATGGGAGCTGCAATAATATCTAAATTTGGGGGAAAAGGAGATGATGTTATGTCTGATGGATATGGAAAAAGAACACTATTAATGCCCGAAGGAGCAATAAGACTAAATGATAGAGACACAGTAATAGCAGGTACTAATTTAGGTGGGTCTACAAAAGGAGATGATGTATTAATTAATCAAAGAATGCAATCTATTCGAGCTGCAAAATCCCCACCACCCCCACCTGCTATAGATTATGATCAATTAGCAGGAGCAATGTCTAATGTGCAAGTAAGGAATGAAATAGTATATGATGATTATTCTGCAAGATTTGCAGGTGGTAAAGTAGCACGTGGACGACAATTAGAT